GTCTCCTTTTTCAACATACAAAATGTTGTTTGAGAAATAACTTGCAATCTTAGCTTTTTTCAAAACCTTAACTACTTCACCCTCGTATCCCTCATCAAGTTCAGCCTCTTCTTTTACGCTTCCGTGTCTACCACCTTTTTTATCACCCACTTTTGAGCTTGGAGAATTGAAAACTGTTCCTCCCTCTTTTTTTCTCTTACTTACCATGTCACTTTTAGAACCTTTTGCGACAACCTTACCATTTTGAACTAATGCGTACTGAGTGCTTTTAGGTATTACCTCATCAAGTTCAACCTCTTCTTTTAATTTTGGATAATACTTCTTAATCAACGCATCTCTATCTTGTTGGTCTTTTCTATCAATAGAACCTTTCATATTATGTCTGGCTGCGATGGCATTTACTTTTATATCTTCAGCAGATGTACCAAACATTTTTACAAGTTGGATGGCATTCTTTGTGTGTTGATTTTCATCTTCATTCTTTGCAAAGTCCTTCTTGGTGAACTTCTCTTCTAAACTTTCTTTTATTGTATCACCAACTTTTTTACTTGGTGCGTTAAAAATCTTACCACCCTCTTTTTTCATCTTACTTGTCATGTCACGTTTAGAACCTTTTGCGATAACCTTACCATCTTTGACTAATGCATACACAGTGCTCTTAGGTATATTCTCATCAAGTTCAGTTTCTTCTTCTCTTGATTTCTTTTTCACTATATTTGTTGCAGTCGCCATCTTAACTGCCATCGCATCTTTACCATATCTTTTCTTAAAGTCTGCCATGGGCAACTTCTTTGCAATCTTCTCTCTATCTTCAAGTTCCTGTGGAGTGAGTTTTCTCTCTATGATTTCTTGCTCATTCAACTTTACTTGTTTGTATAGATCACTTATACTTGTATACTTCTGTCCCATGTCTAACCTTTCATCAAGTCCGTTACAGACTTACCTTTCTCCCAAAACTTACACGACCAGAACCTTGCTTTATACTTAGGGCCTGGATTATCGCAGTTGTGTCTTGCACGAAAAGACTTTCTTCTTGCTGGGTCATCTCGTTTGATTTCCATGTTGGGGTCACCAAACTCAACTTTGACCACATTACCTTTGTCATTTCTTACATAAACTTTGTATTTCTTTACATCGCCTCTTGTAGGATTATTTAGTTTAACTGGTCTTCCATCGTACTCAGCGGCTTCATCTATCTCACCCCATGCATTTCTGAGTGCAAACTCTTTCATTGTCATTCTAACTTTAGGTGTTTCATCACCATCTATTGAACAACCTTCATCAAGACCAAGTTTCTCTAACATCTTATCATGCACTTCGTTCATCTTCCACCACCAATCGTCACCATGATCTAACTGGTATTGCATTCTGGTATCAACTGACTCATACCATGCTTGTAGTTCTTCTCCTACTGGAACAACTCTTAACTTACCAGAGATATAATCTGGGTCATTCTTCATCGCTTTCTGTGCATCTAATTCATCATTCTTATCGACTGTGATGATTGTCTTCTTACCCTTTTTAGAAACCTTGTGTGCAATCCTACCCATTCTACTCTTGATAGTTCTTTCACCTAGTTCGTCCTCTATGGTTTCACTAACTTTCATTCCCATTTTTTTTCGTAATGCATCTATTTCTTTTTTAATTTCTTTTTGTTTGGGTGAACCACCAAGAGCTCTCAATGCTTTGTTTTGAAGTTTAAGAAGTTGTGTTCTCTGTTCTGGTGTTCCTTTCCCACCAAAAAACTTGTCACTATCATATTTTTCATCAAATTCTATTTCTTCTTTCTTCGCCTTCTTCGCAGCACTTGCCTTTGACCATAGATCTGCATCTGCCTTTCTTGCACCTCCTCCTGTTAAGAATGAGTTGACTCTTGCAAACGCCCATTGTTGTGGTGTAGTGCCTGGTCTGTGTCCTGTTCTCCATGCGGCCATTCCACGATTGTAAACCTTTTTGAGAATACCATATGGTACTTTAGACTTTTCAGACTTTTTAACTAATCCAGCAATCTTCTCGTCTAATTGAAAATCTTCTTCCATGTCATTTACCTCGTACTCGGCTGCAAGTTCTTGTGGCAACCTACCTTTCTTAACTAGTTTATTAATATACATTTGCACTGGTTTAACTCTATCAAAACCAAATTGTCTTGCAATATCTGATAGTATTGCACCATTACTAGGTTGTCCAGTCGTTTGTTTCACTCTCTCAGCATATTTCTGTATTATATCCCTATAACCTTTTGGATGTGTCAATCTGAATATTGTTGTCTTGATGAGTTCTGGAACATTTATACCTGTCATCTCATCAATACTCCATGACTCATCTAGGTCATCTGGGTCAAACTCAGATTTGAGTTTTGCAATCTTTTTCTTAGTCGCTTCTATCTCTGCTTTGCGAGGAGTTCTAAGTCTTTGTAAATGACCTAAGAATGCTTCCAAGTCATCTAATCTGTCTTGTTGTGACTTTGTAAGTGCTCTCTCGTCTATCTCATTTTCTTCTCTGGACAATTTTCTTGATTTAGATGAAGTTGTTTTAGGTTTCATTTTAGAAACTGCTTGTCCAACAGCTGCAGCTGCACCAGCATATGTGGATGGTTTAATCGTTGCAAGTCTTGCTAACGCAGGCATCATCTCATTCACATCATCACCAAACATCTTTTTGAACTTGAGTGTATGTTTAGATGGTTTTGTCTTTTTGAGTTTACCAGACTTGTCCTTATCTCCAGGCGCTGGTGTGTATGCGGCTGGATTGTCATCGTCCATCTTTGCACCTCTTTCAAAGTGGTCATCACGTTTTGGTTTTACACTTTTCTTGACACCCTTGTAATACTTTGCTGGTTCTGTTCCTTTATCACCTTTAATGTCTGGGTCTTGTTTTACTCTTCGTAATCCTTTTTGTATTTCATTTAGGTTTATCTCATGCAACCATACCTTATGTACTTTACCTTGACTATCATTATATGCAAGATAGTTTGTACCTTTTCTGATTACTCTACCTTCGATACCATTTGCTTCTACTAGATCACCGATATTCCAAATTTTTCCTGTAAGATACATATCTCTAAGTGACTCAAAGTCAGTCATCTCACCCATATCTCGTTCTTCACGAATACCCATGTGTTTTCTTACATCAAGATAGAGTTTCTTACCATCTTTGAAACCAGATGGTAGTCCTTGACTAAATGATTCAAAGTCACTATCAGAAGCCGCTTGTCGCATCTTAGATGCAGACATACCAGTGACACCCTCTGCATCTGGGTCACGTTCTCCAGCAGATACCACATTGATGTTATCAAACTTATAGAAACCATGTCGTTTACCTTCGACACCATTATAGTTATTAAGTAGAGATGAGAACTCTCTTACTCTATCAGAACCGACCACCATAGTCACATTCTTAAAACCTTCATCATACAGTTTAGTTGCGATGTTGATTGCTGTTCTTGCATCTTTGTCTGCAATTATGTTTCTTGCATACTTTGGATACATCTTTCTCATATATGCAATCTTGAGTGTAAATGGTAGTGGGTCTTTCTTTTGGTTTTGTGAATATGATGGATATATACGAAACGGACTGTTACCAGCGACAGACGCAACTTTCTGTATCAATTTTTCGTGACCAGTTGTAGGTGGATTGAACCTACCAAATGTAAATACCACATTCTCTTTTTGTTCTATGAGTTCAAGAAATCTACGCATTTGGATTTGCTCCTAGTTCCCTCGCCCTTTTCGCATCTTGTCTTGCTTTGACTTTTACTTTTGGTAGATCTCTTTTTGCCATCTTAGCAATCTTTGCACCATGTTTGACTGTCACTAACTGATTGATTTTTGCGAGTGCCTGCCTACCTGCTTCTCTCCATTGTGGAAAGAACTTATCTTTTATTTTATTTCTTGCAGCTTTTGTTGCCTTGACCAAGAGTTGTGCAGTAGACTTCATGCGTTTCTTTGATCTTGCAATCTTTTGTTTATGTGCTGGGTTTGCCATCAATCTCTTCATTCTTATCGCAGCCTTCTTTGACCTTTGGAAAAGTTTTTGGAGATTGAGTCTTTTGATAAGTCCTTCATCTATGACATCATAGGTGGTGTAAAGTTTTTCGAACTCCTCAGTAATCTCCAGTATTTCGTTACGGAGATCTAGAAGATCTTCTAACTCTTTATCTTGGAACTCTTGGTTCTCTATCATGAGTTCATTTAACTTTTTCATTTATCCCATGCCTTTATTGCAGTAAAGTTGTTAAACGAAAACTCCATTCGGTCTACAAGTTTGACCGCTGTACCACCAACTCTATCAATCGCAACGTACCCCTCTGGGTTCGTTACTTTATATCCATTTGGTGTCCTAATGAACGTATCAGTAAGACCCTTAACACTATTTAGTTTTTTTACTATCTGCATCTTTGCATCTACCAGTAGATTCTGGAATGTGATAACTTGTGTAAGATTATTAACGTGTTTCTTGAAATCTCTCACATATTCTTTCTGCATATTTGTATACTTCTCTTTACCCTTATCACTTTTTACTTTGTCTATCTGTTTCTGTATTGACATCTGCACCCAATCTACATAACCAGATGCGTGTTTCTTTGGGTTCTTGATTATCTCACCAGCACGAACCTTTGAGTTATTATATGTCTTGAGTGATGCACCAGATAACACACCTGTCATACTATTCTGTAAATTTAGAAACTGTCTTAACAGGGGTGCATTTATTTTTTGGAATGTTCTACCTGTCTGTGATAGTATCTTCGTCACTGCGTCTGTTTCTTTTTGAGTAAAGGTTGCACGACCAGATACATCTTTATAAGTCGCATCGTCCATCCACACAGTAGATGGTTTAGATAACTTAGATATATCTACACCAAATGACGCTTTCATCTCTGGTAGTGAACTACCTGTGTAAGTAGTATGCCACACCACTCCTACTTTAGACTTATTCATGATCCTACCAAGATCACTATCAACAGGAACAGCGTAAACAATAGTATTAGGCTGGAAAGTGTAATATGATACCCCCTCAATAGTTTCTTTCGAAAGGTCATCTGTGTACATGAGGTCACCTTGTATGACTCCTTTGATTCTAAGTTTTGAGAACTCTGTGAGTGCGACTTTGAATTTTGCATTTAGATCTCCAGATAAGTCTTCATCTATCTCTGCACTAGTCTTGTATAGTTTAGGGTTGACGTTGAATACTGATTTCTTTGCAACAAAAAACTTACCATCACTTGGGTCGATACCAGCGAATATCGCAGGCGCACCATCCCACTTGACTGTCATGTTTACTGATGAACGTGCAGAACCAGATAACATATCTCTAAGTGATTGTAAAAAGTTGATAGCGGCCCTACCACCAGCAACACCATTGTTGATTATCTCATCCTCTAGATGTTCTAGGTGTAGGTTCTTACCAGCGTGATCTTCCTGTAGTTCTAAAAATGTTTTCATTTTGCATCTGGATTTGGTTTGTAATCACACATAATATGTGATGGGTATAATCCACCCTGTTTGTTTCTTATGTTTATCTTGAATATGTAAAGTTTAGTGATGACCTCTATGTCTATTCTTTTTGCAGAGCCAGGTTTTGGATATAAGACTTTCACACTTCTTACTTTTGCAGAGTCCATCATTCTTCTTCTGGTCATCTCATAATACTCTACTTTCTTACCTTTCTTATGAACCATGTAATATCCATAACCTATACCTGTGACTAGTAGTTGCAATAGTGACCTCATGTTAACTTTTCTCGTTACGTCCTCCTCTATCTTTGGAACTATCTGTCTTGCAGTCTTTCTATCATACTTTTCAAAAATGTCAATAAATTTTTTCTCGTCTATACCAAACATACCTAAAAGTTGTTTGGCTCTTTTGTCTTTAAATTTACCAGATTTGAATTGTTCCTCTGTAAAGATAGTTGCAACACCAGCATTGAAGAAGGTAACTGTGCCACCAAACTTCAGTGAAAGAAAGTAAGGTTTACCATCACCATAGACAGTAACGTCTGTTATTAGGTTACCTATCTGTAATCCTCTACCTTTAATTATCGCACCTATATCTGTGAACACAAGTGGTCTACGAGTATTCGCACCACCCTCTAGTTTTACTTGTATGTCTGAGTGTTTTGATAGCACAGTATCGTGAAGTTCTTTTATAAACTCTGGATATGTAAAGTTTGGAGAATCAACACCCTCTGCGATATATGTTTCTATATCTTTTGTTACTTGACCCTCAAATCCAAATCCTTGACTCTTTGTACCAGTCCCACCTCTTGAACCATTACCAGCAGATACTTTGATACCATACCTCTTTGATAACGCTGGTAAGTTAAGATTATCTGCGACAAGTCTGTGTATCTTAACAACCTTTTCTTTAGGATTTTTTGATATTGCGATTGGGTCAGCCATACCATCAGATTTCGATAGTACGTCTTTTAGTAGTGCTTTTAGATTGTCTTTGTTGTGTGGAATATCTAAGGTGTCTATCTCACCCTCAGACTTTGGGAATATATCATATGCTTCTGTTAAACTTCGTATCTTTGTTACAACAGATTCTTTTATAGGTAATGGTTTTAAGATACGAATGTGATCTCTTATTGACATGACACTTTCCCATTTAAATATAGTTTCCTATTATTTATTATACTTTTAACTTAGAAAAGTCAAGGTTTCTTTTACCAAAAGATGTTTTATCAAACACTGGTGTATCNTCTTGTCCATCATCAACTAGTGTCTGTTCTTCACTNGCNGCATCACTNAATCGCATTTTTGCACGATCAATNTTCAGAACAAATCGTTTGTGNATNGTTGGGTCATTNTATCTGTTCTTCAACTGTTTNACTGCNATCTGTCCTAAGTCTTCNAGTTCNTCNGTNGATATNANNGCAAACATCAAGTCAGCAGTTGCAGGCAGACCNAANGACTCAGANGTATCNTCAAGACCAATATCACTGGACACNAAACCAGACCTAGTAGTNTGNGTTGCAGACATGATAGGAACATTTGTTTCTACTGCAAGACCACGCAGTTCTTCTGCAATCGACTTGACCAGAGTATACGAATTGATGTTTAGTCCTGCTTTGAACCTAGATGATGCACAGATGTTTAGATAATCTATGAATATCATATCTGGTTTGAAAGACTTCTTGATTGCGAGTTCTTTGACCAGACCACGAAAGTGATTTGCATTTGCAGATGCAGTTGGATATTCTTTGACTATCAGTTTACCAGATGTCTTTTCAATTATCTTTGCAATCTTACTATCAAACATTTTCTTAGGTAGGTCATGTAAATCTTCCATAGAGATGTTCATCAAGTTCGCATCTATTCTTTCTGCGATACGTTCCTCTGCCATCTCAAGAGTGATATACAAAACATTTTTACCTTGAGATATACAGTTCGCAGCCATGTGACACATGAACAGTGATTTACCAACACCAGTACCAGCAAGTGCGATATTCAAAGTCTTTGGTGGTAGTCCACCTTTAGTTATCTTATTGAAAAAGTCTAAGTCAAACGGAATACGTTCTTCTACTCTGTGATAAAATTCAAATCTAGAATCAGCATCGTCAATATAATCATGACCCACAGCGTTATCAAAAGATACTGCGAGGGCATCTGTAAGAATGCTTGGTATAGAGTCTGGAGTTCTATTCTTATCCCTCCCATCAATAATAGATATACCATCAACAATCGCATTATGAATCGCCTTATCCTTACAAAATTTCTCCGTATGATCCACGAGCCAATCAA